CCTAATGGAATTGAAGCTTCCTGGAGATTCGCCAGTCACGCTCTCCGCTATGGAGCAGGCTGCGCTATTCACCTATCTAAATTACGTGCCAGAGGAAAAGAAAATGGAAAGGGCCTTGTGGCTAGTGGTCCAGTTTCCTTCGCTAAGATCTATTCGACCCTCAATGAAATCTTACGTCGCGGAGGCACTTATCGAAATGGCGCGATCACCCTCCATCTAGATCTTAATCATGATGATATTGATGAGTATCTAACAGCATCTCGTAGTGAGTTGCCTTGGGTTAAACGCTGTGTTGATGTTACTGAGGACTGGTGGAATGAAGCTACCGACTTTACCAAAACCCTTATCTACAAGGGTATCCAAGCCGGCGATATTTGGCTATGTAAGGTCAAATACGACCAGGACGGAGAGAGAATATTTTTTAACGTTTGTCTCGAAATCGCTCTTAAAAGCAGAGGGACCTGTCTCCTTCAGCATATCAATCTTGGTGCCTGCGGGGTGGACGATCTCTCGAAAGCTTTTGTTAGAGGAATGGGAGAACTATGTGATCTCCATTCACGAACTGGAGTTGGAAAGTCCGGAGAGTATCTCCCTGCGGAAGAAGATCGGCAGGTGGGGCTCGGGGTGCTGGGACTGGCTAACTTCCTGGCTCTCCATGGAGTCACCTACGCCGACTTCGGAGACGCATTGGCAGAGGTTAACGAAGGACCATTCCCGATAGCAAATACTCCCGCCACTGTGTTGGCTGAGGAGTTACGTAAGGCTATTGGGCAGGCTGCCAGCATTGCCCGAGTTCACCGCATGGATAGAGCGTTCTGCATCGCTCCTACCGCAACCTGTTCATACAGGTACACCGATACAGATGGAAACACCTGCACCCCAGAAATCGCTCCGCCGATTGCCCGAGAGGTTGACCGTGACAGTGGGACCTTTGGTGTCCAATCCTATAACTATGGCGATGTAGAAATCGCAGCAGAAGTAGGGTGGGATGCTTATAAGAAAGTTGCCGATGGAATGGTCCAGTTGTTTACGGACACTGGTCTATTTCATGGATACTCGTTTAACTCATGGAGTGACCAAGTCACCTATGACGAGAACTTTATTAGAGATTGGCTTGAGTCACCTCAGACCAGTCTTTACTATGCGCTCCAAGTCGAACCACAAACTCTGCGCAAAGATGATGCAACGGCAGTGATGGATGAGGACTATAAGGACATCTTCAACTTTGAAGAGGGCGCACAAGACGATCAATTTTGTTCCTCCTGTGCTGAGTAAATGTCAAGCTATTTAAAGATCATTGCCAAGAAAAGAACTTGGACCCCAACACCTGTAACTAAAGGTGAAATCAACAACAGAGCAGACGACACGCTGAAAAGGTGTCTAGCCCTCCGAACATTAGAGCTGCCTGTAAAGGACATGCTCGCTCAAGGTCTTGAGAGAGATCTACCGGATGACCCTGGTGTTATCCCTGCCCTCCTATCCAATATGAATGATGAGGACAAGCATGACAAAGCTCTCGATTTTGTTGTTACAGCTCACGGTGTTAATGATGAGGCTGAGCGTGAAGCTCAAGTCATCCGTAAAGCATGGCTCGAAGCCCCTGAGCATCCGATTCTTAAGACGGCAATTCTGGAAAGAAGCGTCTTCTTTGTCTTACTCCCCTTCTTTAGATTCAACGGAGACGTTGGGATTAGGACCGTTGCAAGCGATATCAGCCGAGACGAAATTACCCACGTCGCAACCCACGCTATGGTGGCCCATGATCTCGGACTCAAGTCCACTCCAGGACTCAATAAACTCCGAAGAGCCACAGTCCTCTGGGAGATGGATATGCTCGGACACAGCTCAAATAAATACCTTAATAACGACTTCTGGCTTAGACAGTCAGACAGTCTCTACGCCTCTGGAAAGGCTGAGGGCCTTGTTGATACACAGCGCTCAAGGATGCCCGCCTTTTTCGAAGCATCAAACCTAAATCTCCCGCAGTATGGATGAACTAACTTCTGAAGATGTATTTGGTGGGGATCATTTCCTAGACAAACTAATCACAGAATTGGAATCAATGTATCCACCTAATATACCACAACCCACAGACGACGTTCGGAAGATCATGTATTTAGCAGGTCAAAGAAGTGTCGTTGAATATATCCAAGCAAAGAAACATGTGCGGTAGCGCCCCCTCAGCTCCAAGTATTCCAGAGCCCCAGCCTCTTCCAGCTCCAAAGGCTTTACCAACGCCACAACAATCAGCACCTGCCCCAGTAGTTGCTCCTCCGGCTCCTCTCCCTGTGCAGACTCAGGCTCCACCTCCTAAACAGGTTGACCCTGAAATGCCAGCTCCACCGCCAACACTTGTTCAAGGTGGTGATGATACAGAGCCAGTAGTTAAGCAACGTAAGTCCAAACGTCGGGAAGTACAGCAGGCCAGTAAAGGTACAGCTGCTCTCCGCATTCCACTCAATACCGGAGCAACAGAGGCAGCAGGTGGCAACACTGGTGGCCTCAATATCCCAACGAATAAATGATGAAAGATTCTGCACAATCTAGGTACGGAAGCCTAGAAGCGGATCGGATGCAGTTCCTCGATATGGGGCGTAAGTGTGCATCTCTTACCTTGCCTTACCTTCTCACAGTAGAAGGTCTGGCTCAAGGTGGAAACTTACATACGCCCTGGCAATCAGTAGGAGCAAAGGGGTGCAATGTGCTCGCATCAAAGATGATGATGAGCCTCTTCCCAATTTCAACTACGTTCTTTAAGCTCCAGGTCAATGATGCAGAACTAGATAAGATCGAAGGCGTTGATGCCAAGGTCCGTTCTGAGATTGACCTATCGCTAGCAAAGATGGAAAGAGTTGTTATGCAGCATATTGCTGATAGCTCTGATCGTGTGCAACTCCATGTTGCCATGAAGCATCTAGTAGTTACAGGAAACTGTCTATTGTTTTCTGGGAAGAAAGCCCTAAAGGTGTATCCGTTAGACCGCTATGTCATCGCAAGAGATGGCAATGGCAATGTTCAAGAAATTGTTACCAAAGAAATTGTAGATAGGAAACTCCTACCAAAGGACTTCCAACAACTTCAACCAGAGAGGGATTCTAATTCCCCGGGAGAAGATGGGCCTAAGTTTGGCGTAGCAGCCAATGCTAATAAGGGTCAGACAGATGATGCTGTTGTCTTTACCTACGTCAAGCTAGTAGATGGTCAACATCGCTGGCATCAAGAATGTGATGGTAAGGAGATACCTGGATCTAAGTCCTCATCCCCGATGAAGACAACACCTTGGATCCCACTGACCTTCAATGCTTGCGATGGTGAGAGCTATGGCAGAGGCCGCGTGGAAGAGTTTCTAGGTGACCTAGTTAGTCTAGAGACCTTAATGAAAGCGATGGTTGAGGGTTCAGCAGCAGCCGCTAAGGTTGTGTTTACTGTTAGCCCTAGTGCTACTACTAAGCCTCAGTCATTAGCTACAGCTAGCAATGGTGCCATTATCCAGGGACGCCCTGATGATATTGGTGTCATTCAAGTAGGTAAGACAGCTGACTTCAAGACTGTGTTGGATATGATTAACTCATTAACACAGCGCTTATCAGATGCCTTCCTAGTGTTGTCTGTACGACAGTCTGAGCGCACAACTGCCAGCGAAGTACAAGCCACCCAACAGGAGCTCAATGAGCAACTCGGGGGATTATTCAGCCTATTGACTGAAGAGTTCCTTAGGCCTTACCTGTCTAGAACATTACTTGTTCTACAACGTAATGGTCAGCTACCTAAGATCCCTAAAGACTTTGTCCGTCCACAGATTGTGGCTGGTGTTAATGCACTAGGCCGTGGTCAAGATCAACAAAGCCTTACCCAATTCATTACAACGATTGCTCAGACAATGGGTCCTGAAGCAATCCAGAAATACATTGATCCCACTGAGTACCTGAAGCGTCTTGCTGCAGCACAAGGTATTGATTACCTCGGCTTGATTAAGACACCACAACAAATGCAAGGTGAGAAGCAAGAGCAGATGCAAAAGGCACAGATGCAGTCACTGACTGATCAAGC